ACCAGAAGCGGTATTCACATTCACATATAGAGCTTGAGTTGATGCGCCAGAAACAACGGTGTTTGCTGGATATGCAATTGCTAGGTCTTGATATTTACCAGTAGCGCTTACTGCTGATAAGGTTACATTGGCAACCACTACATTGGATGCGCCCATGTTTCCAGCACTAGAGATCGTAATACCAATATCAGCACTTGCAACACTTCCAGTAGGGTTTTGCACCGTCACTTGACGGATGATTACCCCACCAGAATTGCTAGTAGCGCCACCGTTGGTTAACCCGCCTGATACGAGAGGAATCTTAATTGCGGCAGTCCCCGTTGCTGCTAAGGACTGCGCAGTCAATTTTCCAATTAGCCCGTATCCAAAACTATCAAGGTAAAGATTACCTACATGATTTGGGTTAGCCATTGTTTCTCTCCTTAATCGTTGTAAGTGCCAGAAGCAGCTTCACCACCGTTTACAGTAGCAAGAGTTACTGTAGCGTTAGTTGTAGCCAACATACGGACATTCACACCGTCAGAGATCACAACACCACCGACATTAATTGCGCCCACATTGGACCAAGTTGCCGTGCTAGTAGTTGTGTTGTAAGCCGATACAGCCTGAATAATCACATTAGCAGTAGCAAACGCAATGTAAGTACCAGCGGGTACAACAGTACCAGCCGTAGTTGCATCAACGGTTGTAAGCTGCCAATACGCACCAGGGGTATTGGTATTGCTACCTGAAATCAGGATTTTATTTAAGCCGAGTGCCATGACTAGTTCTCCTTATAACGAAATAGAGTTGTAGCCAGAAACTCTGGTCATCGACTTAGGCTTGGTGCTTACCAATTCGGCAATCATCAAGACAGCGCCAACATAACCAATCTGCCAGTTTGGTAGAGTGCTTTCAAATCCAGTAAACACGAAGCTGCCTTGGTCATGGATGTACAAGCTCAAGTAGTTCGAGTTAATGAAATAGACAGTACCCTCTGGGCAATAAGGATCTGGATAAATAGGTACACCAGCAACCATCAAAGCACGGAAAGCTGCTTGTGGTCCATTGGCTTCACCATCAAATCCGCTACCTGGGGTAATCACATACTGCTCTTGACCAACATAATCTTGAGCTAATAGTGTCCAAGTACCGAATCCGCAAACACCAAAAGTAGGCACTTCTGCACCGTTTTTGACAGTTCCAGAAATGTACTGAAGGATGTTTTGACGAGTTGGGTTTACTGAACCAGCGTTGTAAACCTTTGACTGCCACCAAGTATAGGTGCTACGGTTAATGTTACCGTATGTACCCATGTTAGTACCATCGTCAATTGCGCCTGGCAAACCAATAAATTGCTGAGTGTTCGTGTAGTTGGTGTACAAAGCAGTAGCCATTGCATCCATCATCACATTGGTTGCATCGTTCATACGAGCTTCAATGAGAGGAATAATTGCATAGTCTTGCTGTACAGCGCCTTCCATTCCGAGGAATGGTACAGGAGCAATCATCAGTTTAAGGTTGAACTCAGCGTTAAATGCACCTTGCTGAACAGAAGGCTGAGTGAACGAGCCGCTGTAGTCAGACCATTGAGCGTTAACGAACTGAGCGCCTTGTACTGGCACAGTTACCTGGGATACACCACCTGAAGCCTGTTGACTGTTAGCAATCAACGCAGCCATCAAGGGTGTGCTATTGTAAAGTTGTACGACCAGCTTGGGGATAAATGCTCTACGAGTTACATAAGTAAGTTCGTTATATTGCGAAGTACCCGCTGCTGGAAGAATTCCGCCACCTATTGGCATAGTTTATCTCCAAACAAAATTCAAATATCCCCTTGTACTACTTACTTCAAATACCAATCGGTCGAGTGTTTTTACGCAACTCAGCCAATGCTTTTGCTGCTTCGTTCCTTGCACCTTGAACTGGGTTTTTCCAATAGTTATTCAGGTCGAAACCTTTTAACGGGCTTGGGTTATATCCAGAAGGTGTGGGCGTGGCAGCCTGTTTCATCCAGTCGAAATACTCAGCAGCAGTTTCGTGATCGGATATTTTTTTCTCCAGCATGATTTTCTCAATGCTTTCAATATCCTCCTCCGACTGAGCTAAACCCTTTTTGATAAGTTTATCTCTGCGCTTTTGTAATTCTTCTAGTGCTTCTTTTTCCTTGAGCTTTGCTTCTAACTGCATTACCCGTTCTTCAGCAGCGGTTACCTTTTTCTCGGTATAGTCCTCTAGCTCAAGTTCTGGGATCGGCAAATTAGGTCTAACCTTTTTGGTTAAACGCAAGGCTTCTTTACGAGTGGTAGGATTCTCGGCTAGCTCTTTCATCAAGAGAGCCAATTCATCCCGTTGCTCTAAGCTAATATCTTCTAAACTCATCTTTTATCCCCTTATCCGATTAGATGACTTTTTTGGTGTCGCCAGGTTGCGACATCGACATTTGATTCTTGCTACCCGCTTTGTTAGCAGCAGACAAGCCACCAAACTCAGAGAAACGAGGAGTATTGATTACTTGACCGTTACGCTGATTGTTGTCGGTTGGTCTGCGAGGAGCAGAAGCACCACGGGGTTTAAAAAGTTCCATAATAATTTCCTTTAAATGGGTTGAGGTAAAGGCATAGCGCCACCACCAGGAGGGGTAGGCATCATGCCAGGAATTGCTGGCGCAGAGGACATGGCTTTACTCTCAGGTGTTGCGCCACCAGCTTGAGGTAAAGTTTGCAACATATTCAAAATCTCAGTCGGTTGCAATTCATCGGTTCTTTCTTTGTCTGGTCCTAGAATTCCAGTAATTACCCGAATTGCATCTAAAACCTTTTTGCCTTCAGCAGAGTTAACTCCAATTCCAGGCAAGCTCTGATTGAGCAAATCCATAGCCATGGAAAGATTTAACATTGCAGATTCTTTAGTTCCCATCTTTGGTTCAGGCGTTGACATGGGAGCAGCCATCGGAGGTGTGGTCGCATCGGACATCACCGTTTCTTCAGTCGTTTCGACCATGCCACCTGGAGTAGCTTGATCTCGCTGACTAGCGATCATCTTCATCATTTCTTCTTGCGGAACAGCCATAAATTATTCCTATCAATTTTTGCATAGATTAAACCTAATCTATGACTTGTCAAGTGGGTAGCTGTATTTTAATTCCCGCTACCCTAGGAACTCCCGTGAAGGATTCTTAACGCATTGTCTTACGACCACGCTTCATCTTTTTGCCGTACATACCATTCTCCTTTAAAGTTACCGCACACTACGACCATACACCCGTGTACTGGGTGAACGGGAAACATTTTCAAAACCACGATTACGATATTCCAATTGGGCTGGAGCATCGCCACGCTTTAGGGATTCGGTAGTTACCCTAGGTTGATCTGCTCTTGGTTGAATGCCTTGATTTTCCATAATTAGCCTATGATTGGTTCACTTGGTCCACCTTCGGTAGCTGAAGCGGGTAGGCTTCCACCACCACTCATGGACATCTTAGTCTTTAATTTATCTTTTAACAACTGCTTCATTGGAGGTTCAAGCATATCAAGTAATGCTTCTTGGTCGATTGCACCAGCCTTAAACAAATTGAAGGCAAGGTTCTTTAAATCCTCAGTAAAGATTGGGCTATTGCTATGTGCATCGACTTTGACCACAAAATCCCGTGTGAACTGATCGGCAATAAACGGTTTGCCTTCGGTGTCGGTGTAGTGGGTAGGATCGTAGAACTGCATGAGCTTGAGGTACATTGTTGCTACCTTTTCCAAGGCATCTTCCACAATCAAGGCTCGCTTCTTAGCCCTGGAGCTACCAAGTCTGGCTAGTTGGCTAGCATGACCTTGGCTTCTGACCCCAGATTCGCCACGACCTGACAGAACATTGGAGATTCCTGACACTTCAGAGAACATTGCATCAATTTCACGCAACATTTCAAACAAATCATTGGGTAAATTAGGTGCTAAACGATCTACTTTGGCGTTAGGCATATCGCTAGCAAGCAGTCCACCAGCACGATTGAGCGCAAAATTCTTCTCATCTAAGATACCCGTAAAGCCAGTAAGGGCTGTAGGAGGGCTAACTTGCTTACTGAGTAAGTCCAAAATCTCGGTCATGCGGTTATTTCGTAACGATTGCAAGAGAATTAGCTTCTGGCACTCGGATTCACCCCAGTAATAGTCATATAAAGGGTTCGGGCAAAGCTGGATAAATGGGCATTCGCCCTTCATAAACAGCGATTCGCCAGGGCGATCATAGATAATGACATTGGGTTGGGCGATGGTAACGACCTGATAATCCTTAATATCGTCATTCCAAATCCACAATTCGTGCATTTCTAAGGTTTCTTCAGCCAATCGAGCCTGATAGCGCATCTCGCCATACAAGTCCATGTTGACATTACCGTAGATGGTGGGGTTGGTTTGGCTAGTAACAATGCGATTTACGGCATCTGGAATGTCGCTATCCTCTGGACCTGACCCCGTAGTGACCCGTTTGACTAGCTCATCACGCTTTGGATGGGAATACAGACGGGCATAGAGGTCCGATTTAGTAATGTAGTATGTCTGAACGATGGCTTCTTGCCTGTCTGTATAGGGTACATCCTCCCTTAACACGCCTACCGATGACGGTTCGATCATGTATGGGTGGATTCCGTTGTTTACCACTAGCTTAACGAAGGTTGTGTTGTACACCAATGACCAGTTCAAGGCTGCTGAGAACACCTGATCGGCATTGGAGTTCATCCATTCGTCATTTAAAGCCTGGGTAAGTGCGGGAGTTTTGCGGTGTTCAATGTTATTGACTGAAGCACCGAGCTGAATTGAGAAGCGTGTGGTATCTGCGGAATACAAAAACGAAGAAAGCTGGTCAAGGTGCGGGTTAATCTTGTTAAAGTAAGCTGGCGGTTCTTCAGGACCAGCGCCAAACAAGTAGTAAGCCCGCAGAGTATGGTAATCAGCCCGTCTTTCCTCTTTAGAAACTAAACACTTTTGCAAGATTTCTAAGTAAAAATCTTCTCTTTCTTGAGCATTTGATGGGATTCTCATGTTTTAATCTTTAGATTATCAGGATCTCGCAAGGTTGATTTCGGATCTACTCTAGGTCCTGAGTTTATACCAGCCTGAGATGGTGTCAAGCCTACTGCTTCATCTCGCACGGGTTGAACTCCACGACCAGCCAATAGAGCTTGCATATTTAGCCCTTGGAAGCCACCACCCCAGATCGCTGCATCACCAGGGCGGGCTTCTTTTGGCGCTTGCGGGATCGGTTGAGGTTGGATCTTGTCTTTGTTGACCCCTCTTTTACGGGTTGCGTACTTTTCGGCTTGCTCGTAGTCTTTTTCTTTGAACTTGTTTTTACGGGTAAGGTATCCGCTTTGGTTTTCGCCTTCTCTAGTGGTTTTGATGTCTGACATATCGAATTCCATTGCGAGTTGCTTGGTGGATCTGTCCGTAAACCGAGTTTTTGACGAAAGCATTGCTGGAGCTTGTAAAAAAACGATAAAAACTTCATCTTGGCATCCTTTCATTGGACATTGTGCCTTGGTGCTTTCAAAGTACCCATGCGTTGGGCATTTGTAATCATGTTTAACTGCCATATCTATCCCCTTCCTAACTGTTCATCTAATGTACTACCTGAATAATCATACTTATTACTAATACCTAATTTAATCTTAATCTCTCCGTTAACCACTTGCAATCCTGTAGTCCGTTTAAAGACTGGCTTGCTTTCTTTGCGGTACTGCACAAATTTGCTGGTATCTCGGTTTTGCATAATGGCGACTTCGCCATCTTTCCATTCGTGGTACGCCTTAGACACCCGTCTTTGTACATACTCTGTCAATGGTTCAGATTCTTTTAAAAAGACATCCCGTAATTGGGTAACTGATACCCCGCACAAATCAGAAAAAAGAGGAATGCTAATTCCTCGGTTTTGATCGACTAAAAATCTGCGCATGATGCGCTTTAGTTCAGCCTTAGAAAGTGTAGGGTTCATTGTCCATATACTCCAATGCGTTTGAGATAGTCTGACACATTGCGCCCGACTGTCAATTGCTCTGGGGTAAAGTCGTCTTGCACCCGTGATACTTGACGGCTAATCTTTTGGGCTATCAGTCTAGGCTGGACTTGCTCTGCGTAGGCAGCGCACGCTAGGGCTGAAGCAATCACACGGTCATCCTTGTTACGCCCAGAAGCCATGATTGAGCCACCATCCCGCACCATAGTTTTCATTTCCTCAATGGTGTCCATGTCGTAAATGTCCATCATGCCACGCTCAAAGTAGTCCTTCATGTAGGTGAGCATTCGTTCCTTAGTCGCTGCGGTCGTAAGCCAGCCGATGCTATTGGAGATACCACCCAAGGTGTCGTTTCTGCGCCAAATGTAGTTTTGCATATTGGCGTACACATCCATCAGGTCTTTTCCGAGAGCGCTACCCATGTTGGCAGCTTGGCGCTTGAGATTCTTAAGTTCGTTAATCACGGCTTGACCTGGACCGTTGACCTCTAGGTTTAGTGTCGAATTCTTGTACGCACCAGCCAAGTGCGCAATGATCCACGCAAATTGGTAAGTGTTGAGTTCTGAAGTCGCAAACGAAGCCACTTGTTCA